GGGGGGGGTATAAATAACGAGATATGGAAATAGCACACAAAGGCAACGGAACAGATCTGATTAAAGAAATCCCTAAACCCGGGACGTATTTAGATAGCAAGGCAAAATCGCATTATAAGCGAATTGCGAAAATATTAATCGCTGCCAATTCTTTGAAGCGCGTTCATATTCCTGCTTTAGAAGTAATGGCCGAAAACTTCTCACAATGGGAATGGGCATTGAGAGAAATTAAGAAGAAAAACAAAATAAAAATGGGCACCGGCTATCGGCAGAAATACGAATCTGGTGCCGAAAATATTTCGGTAGAGCTCACCATAAAACGGGATGCCGAAAAAGCAATAATGCAATGCTTTAAGCAATTCGGTTTAGATCCACGCAGCGAGAAAGAATTAAAGCAAGAAGTAGACCCAGGACAGGGCGATTTATTTGAAGGTTTTAAAAATAGAAAACAAAGCTAAATTTTGAAATTAACCAAAGAAATAACAAACAGCATCCCTTTTCAATACGCCTACCAGGTTCGTGATAGCAAAATCATTACCGGTAATCGTATAAAGCAGGCAGTGGCGCGTTTCTTCAGTTGGATAGCAACCGCAGAAAAGGACGGCTACCACCTGGACCACAACGCCGGGATGCATATTATAGATTTCTTTGAGCTTTTCCTTACGCATACCAAAGGCCCTAAAGCCTCCAATAAAGAGCCATTTGTTTTATCTCCCTACCAGCAATTTGAGATTTACAATGTAATGGCCTGGAAAGATGCGAAAGACAACCGCCGCATAAAAACTGTGTACGTAAAAGAAGCCCGTAAAGGTGGGAAAACGGCAAAACTTGCAGGCGTGGGAAACTATTTCTTAACCTTCGACGATGAATCTTCGCCCGAAATTTATGCCGCCGCCACAAAAGAAGCCCAGGCCAAGATCGTTTGGGAGCAGGCTTACGATTTTGTCCTGCAATCCCTGCCACTTCGAAGAATAGGCGTTAAAAATACCCAGCGAGAAATAAGGTTTGCGCGGGAAATGGGGAAATTCCGCTTTTTGGGTGGCGATTCTAAAACGCAAGATGGGCTTAACCCTTCGCTGGCCATTATAGACGAATATCACGCCCATAAAGACGATGGCGTTCGCGAGGTTTTAGAATCTGCGATGGGTGCGCGAAGAAATCCGCTGCTGTATATTATCACCACCGCTGGTTTCAATATGCAATCGGTTTGTAAAGCGGCCGAAGATGTTTATATCGATATCCTGGACGGTCACAAAAAAGACGATCACACGTTTATTATGATACACGACCTGGACGATGGCGATAACTGGGAAGATTCTGCAAACTGGTTTAAGGCTAATCCTAACCTGGGGGTTTCGGTTTCTATGGAATATCTTAAAGGAGAATACACCAAGGCTGTAAACCAGCCTTCAAAAATACCCAACTTTAAGACTAAGCACTTGAATATGTGGGTAGATGCGGCCGAAGTTCGAATTCCTTCCGAAACCTGGGCAAAATCTTCCGGTAAAATTAAACTGAAAAACTTTATCGAATTGGGCTGCGCAGCTGCGTTCGATTTAAGTAGCACCATAGATCTTACTTCGCTCGTTTTTGTTAGCAATGCAGATGAAAATGGTTTTCGAGATATTTTACCCATTAATTTCTGCCCTTTAGAAACGGTAGATCACCGCAGTAAAGAAGATCGCGTTCCATACCGATATTGGAAAGATTTAAAACTAGCCGATTATATAGATTTTAGCGGTACCGAGTTAGAAAACGAAGATTTCTGGAAGAAACAAACCGTATTAACGGCTACCGAAGGCAACCAGATAGATTACAGCGTGGTGCGTACTTATATCGCCTATTTATGGGATATTTTAAAACCAAAATGGTATGAATACGATCCCTGGAAGGCTACCGAGCTTGTGCAATATCTGCAGAAAAACGGGGTAGAAGTGCATCCATTTCCGCAAACTATTACGCATTTCTCTTTTCCTACCACCGAGTTTGAGACCCTGGCCCATAGTGGCAGGTTTAGGCACGGCGGGCACCCGGTTTTATCCTGGATGCTTTCCGGCTGCGTTGCAAAACAAGACCCAAACGAGAATTTGCGATACGATAAAAGCAAAAGTACCAAACGTATAGATGGCATTATAGCCACTATTATGGCGTTGGCCGGGACCATTACGGAAGAGGATGGCAACGAGAGCAAGTACAATAACAATAACGAAGAAATTTATGTTTAACCAATTAACTTTTAAATTATGAGAAAAAACAAAACAGTACAAGTAGGCGAAGTCTTAACTGGCGATTTTCAGGAAAAAACCTTGACATTCCAGATGCAAGAAGGTTTTTATATACGAGGTGGCACCTACGCTTTAGTGAAATTAGAAGATTTTAAAGAGCTAAAAAGCGCGTTGACAAGCTGTAAAATGGCTATGCAAGCGCATCCCGATTGTGACGAAGATTCAGAGTTCGAAGATTTTGTTTCTAAAGCCGCGGTAATACTTAATGAAATCAATAATTAATCCACCAATTAACCTAAAAATTATGAAAACAATCACCAACTATTTCAACACCAATCAATTAATCGCCTGCTCGCTGGTATTAGCTATAGCCTTTGTGGGGATCGCATACGAAATTTTAAAAACTATTTAAATGAAGAAAAAGTTTTCAGCAACGAGACAAAGAGGCAAGATAAAGCATTGTATTCAGGCTCAGGTTTTTAATAATGAAACAGGCTTGAGCGTATGTAGTTTTAATTCCACAGAAAATTCGGCTACAGCTACCAACTATGCAATAACAACCGCAAAAGCCTTGAATAAAGAATTCGATAATTTATAAATGATTAAAAATTATGAGCCGCCATTACTTCACCACTTCCGAAGAAAAATATCTGAAAAATAATTTCAGTAAAGTTTCTTCTAAGCAAATAGCCCTAGAGTTGGGGTGCAGCAAAAGCAAAGTTTTAGATTATTTTAAACGGAATAATTTTAAAATGAGCGAAGACCAGGTGAATAGCCTTAGAAATCACGGAAATACGGGCCGCACCACCTTCACCCCCAAAATGGATGCGTTTTTAATAGAAAATTACTTAAAAATGCCGGTAAAACCATTGGGAAAAGAAATAGGTAAATCGGGCACCGGGGTAATGATAAGGCTTCGCCAACTCGGTTTAAAAATTCCTAAAGAAATTAGGGAATCCCGCAAAAAGATAGGCCAAAGAAAACCGGGGCAGGTTCCCGGTAATAAAGGCAAGAAAATGACCGACTATCTCACGCCCGAAAAAATTGAGAATGTAAAAAAAAACCAATTTAAAAAAGGGCATAAACCGCATAACACCGCAAAGGGCAACGGCGAAATTCGTATTAGAAAAGATAGCCTATCGGGCATTTCTTACAAATACATTCGCGTGGCCCTGGGAGAATGGGAATTATTAAGCCGGGTAACCTGGCAGCAACACCGGGGAGAAATCCCGCCCCTACACGTAATTAGGTTTAAAAATAGCGATAGCCTGGATTGCCGCATAGAGAATTTAGAATGCATATCTATGGCAAAAAACTTAAACCTTAACTGGCACCAATACCCATTAACACTAAGAAAAGTAATAAGATTAACCCGAAAAATAGAAAAAGAATTATGAGCAATTTAAACGATTTAACCACCGCACTTTTCGAAACCTTAAACGACGTGCGAACCGATAAAATAGACCGCGAAAAAGCAGAAAGTATTGTGAGAATATCCAATACGCTTATTAATAACGGCAAGTTACAACTGGCAGCCGCCAAATTTATGAATGCCGAAAAAACTCCTGAATTCTTCGGACTTTCAGAAGATAATTTTAATCCTCAAAAGGCAATAGCGGTTAAAAAGCAAGATCACCAGGATAAAAAAATATTTGCACAAAATTTAGGTTTTGAAACTGTAGAGCAAGCGCGAGGTAAAATGGGAAATACAAAATTTGAAGAAAAGTTTAAAAACGGCCACCAATAAAACCGGGTAAAAAAATGAATCAAATTCAGGAATTACAATACGAAAATAACTTATTACGCAAATTGGGGACCCGCCAAGGCTTTTTTCAGCATTATTTCGAGCAGTTACCTAAACACCGCACCATGCCCGAATGTTTTAACGCAATTAACGACACCTATTGCGACCTATTTGGCGAATGGCGCTTCGAGAGCTACTATAGTTTTAGACGCAGCCTGGAGTATCACCGTAAAAAAAATAAGTAAATGAATAGAAATATAGTAACCACAATTTTAGTATTAGGGCTCTTTGTGTTTCCGCTGGGCACCAGTTGGCTATTAGATCTCCCGTGGATTTATCAAAATTGGTCCCGCCGGGCCATAATTTACCTACTAATGCTCTTTGAAATCGTAGCCCTGGTAGTAATGCTGAAAAATCATTTTAAAAATACAAATATTTAAAAAGAAGGCGCCGCAGACAGTTGCGGATTATGAAAACGAATTAATCAATTAAATATAAAGTGATGACATCAGAAAGAATTAAAGAAATACAAGAAAGAA